AATGCTGCTCCTAATAATCAACAGCAACAGAATAACCAACAGCAGAACGATGGACAAAATACTGTCGGCACGAATGAGCCTAAGAACCCTATGGACGCTTATGCTAAATTGTTCGATACTACTAACCAGCAAGCAGATGCACCTGCGCCAGCTTTTAATATTGATCCTAAGATTCTTACTGAAGTATCTGGTAAGCTTCGATTTACTGACGGGATTGATAAAGAGCTTATTACCAAGGCGACTTCCGGTGACTATAGTGCTATGCTGGAAGTAATGAATACAGTAGGACAACGTGCATATCAAACAGCAATCTCTCATGGTACATCTCTTACAGATAAATACCTAAGTGCTCGCAAAGAGCATGACTTTAAGGGCATTGGTTCCACAGTCAAGAAGGAATTAGTTAATAGCGCCCTTAATAATACTCCGAATTACAATCATCCTGTAGTAAAAGCTCAACTTAATATGGTAGCCGAAGCTATGCGTAGAGAGAATCCTGATGCCTCTCCGCAAGAGATAGCAGAAGCTGCCCAGCAATATATTCAAGATTTAGCTGATGCTATTAAGCCAGAGGATCCTGTTAAGAAAGCTAAAGCTAAGGAAGCAGAGGGAGTAGATTGGACCTCATTCCTTACTACAGGTGATCCAGCACAGCACTAGGATTCTTCTTTTCTTCTTTGTTAATTTCTGGTAGTCTAATTTTTATAAGGAATCGCTAACATGGCACTTGCTACTGGTCTGTTTAATGCTAACCTCAATCCTGCTGAACTCAATATGCGTAGTTTCGCAGCTAATATTCTGCGACTCTTCCCTAATGGTTCAGCTCCTCTATTTGCTATGTCGTCACAGTCTGGCAAAGCTTCAGCAAAATCTACTACTCATGGTTATTTTAGCAAGACTATGACATTTATTTCTCAATCACCTACTGCTCAAGTGCTCGTGGGAGGTACTACTATCTTAGTTACTAGCACTGCTGGTATGGTAGAAGGTATGGTTCTATTCAATAGAACCACTCGTGAGAATGTGCGCATTACTGATGTAGTAAGTGCAGTCGAACTTACAGTAACACGTGCTTTCGGTCGTGTAGCTGCTGTTCAGATGGAGACTACAGAAACCCTTATTGCAGTAGGTACTGCCTACGAAGAAGGTTCTGTGCGCCCAACCCCTCGTAGACTTACTACTGTCTATGTACCTAATTATACTCAAATCTTCCGTAATGCATGGGCTCTGACAGATTCTGCTCGTGCTAGTATGGCAGAAGCCGGCATTAGCAATATTCAAGAGAATAGGCAAGATTGTTCTCTCTTCCATGCTGCTGATGCAGAGGCTGCTATTCTATATGGCCAACCTAAGATGGATACGACTGGAACTTCTCCTATCCATGCCACTCAGGGTATCATTGATGCTATTGAGCAGTATGCTCCGGCTAATACAAATACAGCTGCGAGTACTACTACCTTCGCTCAACTTGTAGCTCTAGTAGAACCTGCCTTCCAGTATTCTACTGATATGAGTAATCCTAAAGAGCGGGTTATCTTTGGTGATTCTCAGGCTATTAAGGTCATCAATGATATTGGACGCTTGTCTGGTGTAGTTCAGATTATGAACAAACAGACTAATTTCGGTATGAACTTTACCCAGTTTGGCTTCTACAAGGGTACTGTTAATCTTATTGAGCATCCTCTCATGAATGGTATGGGTGCTACCGGCCTTGCTGTTGTAATGGATATGGCTGCCCTGAAACTGGCGTATCTGGAAGGGCGGGATACTAAGCTTGAAGAATACGGTACAGGTGGTAAGATAGTAGAGAGTGGAGTAGATTCTGTAGGTGGTTCTCTTACTACGGAGTTTGCTGTTGAACTTACCAATCCATTCTCCTGTGCTGTTATCTATGGACTCACTGCGGGTGCTGCCTAATCTTTCTTGTTTGAATGGTAGAACAACCATTGTGGAAAATTGTAACATCAGCAGCGTAACAGTAGACAGTAAGTAGCGGGTAGTAAATGTAGTACTCTCCATTAACTATACTAGAAGGAAAGGAAATATCATGTGGAACTTAATGCGTCAACGTCTCTCGAATAAGATTCTTGAGAATTGTACTATCATTGGAGGTCTTAACTTCTCTGATGGTTTTAGTGTCCTTCGAGGGGCTGGGGTTCCTGTAGATTATACAGACGGGAGTCCCCCAGCCACAGGAGAAGGTACTGCCCTCAAAGGCTCCCTCTACGTAGATACTACCAATGGGAAACTCTACATTAATGGTGGTACACAAGCTCAGCCTGTTTGGAAGATTGCTACCTCCGCTGCCTAATAGGTATTGAATATAGGTATAGAGGCCCTCCCGCTGACCAGCCTCTTTTCTGGAGCCTTGCTATTTACCTCCTTGGTAGTAAGGTTCTGGAAAGAAGGTTTCCTCGGTAGTTCTTAGTAGCTCCCATAGTAGTATAACTTAATAGAAGGAGTAATATCATGACTGGTAATAAAGTTGATCTCTCTACGCTCTTGGCTCAGAAGGATAATACTACAGAGAAGGCAGAACAACAGAAAGCGCCTAGAGAGACTAATGGAGTAGTTGGTAGTGGTCTTACAAATAGTCTTGAGGTTAGTGGGTCTGCGCTGGCTGCTACTTCAGCTTCTACTATTGCTACTAATTCTCCTAAGAAAGATGAAACTCTTATGGATAAAGTTTCCAAGACTCTCTCTCTTGGTACTCAATTCAAGGCTGCTAGGGTCAAATGCATTATTCTCCCAGATGGTAGTAAAGTATGGCCTGATGCTGATGGCATCTTCCCTACTGATAATGCCTATGTACTGGAGCAGCTTGAGTATTTTGCTAAACAGGGTGGTGGTCTTATTGAAGTTGTGTAAGGGCGGGAGCAACTAATATGAACTTCTCTGAGGCAGTTACTGAAGTCCTTAGTATAGTCAAAAGGCCAGATAAGGCTTTAGTAGCTGCTAGAGAACTTAATGCAGCTATCCTTTTCTGCTGCACTAATGCTGAGTTTGCTAGAGATCTTGTAGAGATGTCGATTCCTATAGATGCTGCTTCCTACGCGCAGAACCTGGATCTTACTGATACTGACCTCTTTGTTCGTTTCCGTAAGTTCAAAGCTATGAAAGCTCCTGGAATCAATGGCTATCTAGGTCAGCTTGAGCCAGATAAGATCTTCACTAGAGGAGTTGAACTGCTTAACAAATTCTATGTAGCTGGTAATCAAGTTAATTTCAAACTCTGCGCCCTCTCTGATACTATCAATGTCAGCTACTATCAATATCCGCCGATCCTCTCTGGTGTTGATACTTTCTGGCTCCTTGACGTACAGCCTTATATGCTCATTGATAGAGCAGCAGCTAAGATTTTTCGTACCATTGGAGATGATAAGTCAGCTGATAGGCATGATGCTGATTTTCGTCTTGTCTATATGGCTGCTATCAATGATCTGCGTACTGGAGCGGCTTCTTAAGTATTATGAGTGGTTATAACGGAGATTTCCTTACTAAGCAATTCAATAGCCTAGGTTTAGGAGATATTCCTGATTTTACTGCTGAGATGCTAGCCGCGATTCTAGCAGGTGGGGAGCATATTTTAGATATAGATAATCCCCACGCAACAACAGCGGATCAGGTAGGATTAGGAGCTGTTAATAATACTAGTGATGCCGATAAGCCAGTATCAACAGCACAGCAAACTGCTCTCGATCTTAAGAGTGATAGCGATCATACCCACACTGGAGTTTATGAGCCAGTAGATGCTACTATCCTTAGGGACGCTAATATCGGAATAAGCGTTCAGGCGCATAGTGCTGCCCTCGATAGTGTTAGTGGGATTAATACAGGAGATCAGGACTTAGGAGGTAAGGAGGATGTAGGAGTAGCTGCTAGTGTTGTGGCTGCTCATGAAGTTGCCTATGATCATAGTTTGATAGCTACAGCTCTGCAAGCGGAAGTTGATCCAATCTTCCTAGCTTCAGAGGCTGCTTCTTTCATTGTGGGAGATAAGACAAAACTGGATGGTATTGAAACAGGAGCTGAGGTAAATAATATCTCAGATATAAATGCTACTGATCTAACAGATGGTGGAGAGACCACTCTACATACACACCCAGGTGGAGGAGTTGAAACTGATCCTGTCTTTTTAGCTTCTGAAGCAGTTAACTTTGTTGCAGGAGATAAGACTAAACTTGATGGAATAGAAACTGGGGCTCAGGTCAATGATCCGGAAGCTGATCCTGTTTTCACA